AGATCCAAACTCCAAAGATGATGGAATGCATCATTAAGGGCTTGGAAAACGACCAGAATGAGTACGAAGAGGAAGACGAGATCGAAAACGAGGTTGAGGACGAGACTGAAGACGAGGCTGAATACGAGAATGAGGATGAGATGTCCTATGACAAGAAGTTTGTCAAGGCGGCAGATTTGGGTTATTGCGACCTGTTTCACTTCACTTGTGCAGCGGCCCGCACTTGTGATGCTTGGAAGTCTGGTGGGCCTATCAAAAAGGATTAATCATGTACGGTAAAGCACCTAAGATGGAAAAGAAGCCTGGAAAGAAGATGGGTATGCCTGTGGCAATCATGGTTGCCGTTGGTAAGCCAAAACCACTGCCTAAGCGTGGTCAGCGTGCGATGACCAACAAGATGACTCGGGGCAAAAAATGAAAAAGACCAAAGCCGAGAAGAAAATCAGCAAGGTCATGCGGGAGTACAAGTCTGGTACGCTGCACTCCGGCAAAGGTGGTCCTGTTGTAAAGAGTCCTAAACAGGCAGTGGCAATTGCCCTATCTGAGGCCGGGAAAGCCCGGAAAAAGAAGTGAAAGAGGTTTGGGACAAGAAACGTCCTAAGTCCTTGGGCGCTCCTAAGCCTCTTAGTCCAGCAAAGAAGGCTGTGGCTAAAAAGATGGCTAAAGAGGCTGGCAGGCCGTATCCAAACCTCGTAGATAACATGAGAGCCGCGAGGAAGAAATGAAAACTGCTGCTTGGCAAAGAAAAGCCGGTCAAAACCCTAAAGGCGGCTTGAATGCCAAGGGTAGAGAGTCTTATAATCAAGCAACTGGCGGGAATCTAAAGGCTCCCGTCAAATCAGGCGACAACCCTAGACGGGCCTCCTTTCTAGCGCGTATGGGCAATATGCCCGGGCCTGAGTATAAGAATGGCGAACCCACTCGCCTTCTGTTATCCCTCCGAGCCTGGGGCGCATCGTCCAAAGCAGATGCAAGATCGAAAGCTAAGGCGATCTCGGAGAGGAATAAAAAGTGAGACCAGTCTCAGTCGGCGTAAGTTTAACTGCTGCTACAACTACAACGTTGTATACAGTGCCGACTGGCTATTATGCCAAGTGTGTGCTTCTTCACGCATCGAACAATGCTGGCGCAAACAAGCACATAAGTTTTAGTTGGTACGACGCAAGTGCAGCGACTACCATACCAATCACGACTGAATACACACTATCCGCTAAAACAACGCTTGCCGAGATTGATGTCAATCAGTACATTGTTTTAGAAGAAGGCGACTACATCACTGCGTTATCAGAGTCTGGCTCGACTATTTCTGTTATCGCAACATTTGAACAAATAGGATTGACACGGCAATGACCTACCTTGAACTTGTCAATGATGTCTTGATTCGTTTACGGGAAACACAAGTTTCAACCGTAACGGAAACGACCTACTCTACGCTGATTGGCAAGTTTGTCAACGATGCCAAACGTCAGATTGAGGATGCGTATGCTTGGAATGTGCTTGGTACTACCCTGACGTTCAACACAACCCCGGCGACGTACATCTACTCAATGACCGGCGCAGGGCAGAAGTTTCAGGTCATGGATGCCATCAACAGTACGGCCAACGTAGGCTTTACGAACATTGGCTTTGTAGAGATGAATAGGCTCCAAAATTTCACCACGCCCATCTCTGGCATTCCAAGTCAATACTGTTTTGATGGCGTGGACAACAACGGAGACACTAAAGTTGTTCTCTATGCGCGTCCGGACAATGTGTACACAATTCAGTTTGCCTTGACTGTTCCGCAGGCTACTCTCTCGTCTGATAGCACTTCTGTGTTGGTGCCAGATGTGTTGGTGGCTCAGAATGCTTACGCTCGTGCCCTGGTGGAGCGCGGGGAAGACGGTGGTCTAGCTTCATCTGAGGCTTACCAGTTGTACCGAGCCATGCTATCAGATTACATATCTCTTGAGAGCACTCGTTATCCCGAGAACCAGGAGTTTGTTGCGATATGAGTGAACCGCTCCAGATCGCCAGCATTTCCTCTCCAGGATTTACTGGATTGAACACGCAAGACTCGCCGCTTGATCTGGCGTCTGGCTTTGCTCTGGTCGCAACGAACTGCATCATTGACCAGTACGGTCGCATTGGATCTCGCAAGGGATGGTCTAAGGTCAACTCCTCGTCTGGCAACTTGGGAGCCAATGCTGTTGGCGTCATCCATGAGCTTGTGCAGTCCGATGGGACTTTGACCGTCCTGTTTGCTGGCAACAACAAGATCTTCAAGCTGGATGGCTCTAATGCGGTCGTAGAACTTACGTATGGCGGTGGTGGTAGTGCGCCTACTATCTCTGCAAATAATTGGTCCTGCGCCTCTTTAAACGGTATTACGTACTTCTTCCAGACTGGGCATGATCCTCTGATCTATGATCCTGCTGTCAGCACGACTACATATCGTCGGGTGAGCGAGAAGTCAGGATACGTAGCAACGGTTCCAAGTGCCAATATCACCATCTCGGCCTTTGGTCGCCTCTGGGTAGCCAATACATCTACCGTTAAGAACACGGTCTACTTCTCAGACCTTCTGGCAGGCCATGTTTGGTCTACTGGTACAGCAGGATCGCTGAACGTGGATCGTGTGTGGCCTAACGGCCCAGACGAGATCACTGGACTAGCTGCACACAACGGCTTCTTGATTATCTTTGGCAAGCGTCAAATTCTGGTCTATCAAGACGCCACAACTCCCGCCACAATGCAGTTGCAGGATACGGTTGGCGGCATTGGTTGCATTGCCAGGGACTCTATCCAGACGACCGGCAAGGATGTGTTGTTTTTAAGCAACTCTGGCGTCAGGTCTTTTGCCAGGACGATTGTTGAGAAGTCTGCCCCGCTTGGAGATCTGTCCAAAAACGTCCGAAATGACCTGATGGACATTGTGGCTGGTGAGACTTTAGCCAACATCAAGTCTGTCTATTCGGAAAAAGAGGCGTTTTATCTGTTGACGCTTCCGTCTGTGGATGAGGTGTATTGTTTCGATACACGCGGTTATCTGCAAGACAACTCGTTGCGAGTGACGATCTGGGACTCTATCGAGCCTACCGCCTTGCTATCGCGCAGGAATGGCGATGTCCTGATTGGCAAGACGGGCTACATCGGCAAGTACAACACCTATCAAGACGATGGTGTGGCCTACAGGATGTTGTACTACACCAACCATGCGGATCTGGGTAACCAAAATGTTACTTCTATCCTAAAGAGGCTTAAAACCATTGTCATTGGTGGTACGAATCAGTTCGTCACCATGAAATGGGGTTTTGACCTCATTACCAACTATCAGTCTGCTAACGCTCAGATCCCAACACAGGGCATTTTTGAGTACGGAACTGCTGAGTATGGGGCCAATGGATCTCCTGTTGCTAAGTACTCTGAGGGCATCTTGATCCAGACACTTTCTGTTCCAGCAACTGGCAGTGGAAAGATTGTTCAGACTGGCTATGAGTCAGATATCAGCGGATCTCCTCTTTCGATCCAGCGCATTGAGATCCAGTACAAGGATGGGAAACTATCATGAGTAACTACACCAAGAGCACCAACTTTGCCACTAAAGATGCGCTTGCATCTGGCAATCCTTTGAAGATTGTTAAGGGCACTGAAATTGACACTGAGTTCAACAACATTGCTACTGCTGTTGCAACTAAAGCTGATTTGTCAGGCCCATCTTTTACTGGCACAGTAACGATAGCAACACTTGCCTTGACTAATGACTTGGCAATTGCTGATGGCGGAACTGGAGCCTCAACTGCTGCTGGCGCTGCTGCTAATTTAGCATCCGAATTCGGCAAGTTGCTTTACCCTGTTGGATCAATTTACATCAACTCCACCAACTCTACCAATCCAGGCACTTTGCTTGGATTTGGCACTTGGGTTGCATTTGGTGCTGGCCGTGTTCCGGTAGGCTTTGACTCTGGTAACGCACTTTTTGACACAGCAGAAGAAACTGGAGGTTCGGCAGACGCTGTTGTTGTAAGCCACACACACACAGCATCGGTTACAGATCCAGGTCATACTCATAACTATTTGCGCCAACCAAACACGCCATATTCTGGAGATGACGGCGCAGCAGACGGACCTTCTAATTTCTCTATTAACTATCAAGTTTCAACTGCAACTTCTTCCTCTACTACTGGTATAACAGTGAGCAACAGTACCACAGGATCGTCTGGTACCAATGCTAACTATCAGCCGTACATAACTGTGTATATGTGGAAAAGGACGGCATGAAAACGCCTGTTGTCATTAGGAACGAGTACGTGATGTACCTGGAGTTCTTTGACAACTTGCTATGGTTTCATACGGATGTGTTCAAGTGGACATCAAGTGTCAAGAAGCGGTTTCTGAAAGACATGAGGACACTGGTTGGATTGATTGGGATGCCTCTGTTGTCGTTGATTGAGGTGGCTAACGAGAAGTTGGCAAAGTTTGCTGATGCAATTGGAATGGATCGTGAACAAACGATTACAACAAGCACTGGTGAGCAGGCATTTATTTATTGCTGGAGATAGATCATGGGATCAATAGTTTCTTCCGTTTTGGGTTTTGCTGGCGCTAGTCGGCAAGCCCGTGCAATGGAGAGCGCGGCTAGGACATCTGCTGCTGCACAAGAGCGGGCTGCTCAAATAGCCGCAGAAGAGGCTAGGTTCCGACCCGTAGGGATTACGACGCGCTTTGGCCGCTCAATGTTTGAGACTGGCCCAGAGGGTCGTGTAACCGGAGCTGGATACGAGGTTTCTCCTGAACTGCGGGCTTATCAAGATCGCTTGATGGGTCTGACTGGCATGGGATTGACTCAGGCAGAGGCTGCTCCTGGTCTATATCAGCCCATGATGGCTGCTGCTCCTGGACTGTTTGGTCTGGGCGCTCAGTACCTTGCAGAGTCTCCACAGGCCGCTGCACAGCAGTTTATGGCTCGTCAGCAAGAACTGTTGGCTCCTAGCCGTGAGCGTGAGTTTGCTCGGGTACAGAATCGTTTGTTCCAGACTGGCCGCAGTGGGTTGGCTGTTGGCGCTACTGGCGAACGTCCTAGTGGCGCTGCCGGTCTTGGTGCTTCATCTCCTGAGATGGAGGCTTACTACAACGCTATTGCACAGCAAGACGCTGAGTTGGCTGCTCGTGCTCAACAGGCTGGTATGGAGCAGACTAGGTTTGGTGCTGGGTTGTTCGGCACTGGTGCTGATCTGCTGCGTGGCGCTTACCAAGGCCAGATTGGTGCTCTTGCTCCGTTTGAGGCTTATCTCGGTCAAGCTAAGGGCATTGAGGCGCTTGGTCAACAGCCGCTTGATATTGGCGCTCAATTGGGTGGCAGGGCGGCAAGTCCTGCTGCTGCTCAGGCGCTATTGACTGGCGGCATGGGCGCAGCAAGATCACTTGAAGCTGCTGCGCAATTCAACCCGTTTGCCGATTTGCTGATGGGTCTGTCAAGAAATCCTCAGTTTGGTGCTGGCATTGATAGAACGATACAACCATACATGAATGCTAGATCGGCTATGGATACTTATGGCGCAGGCAATGTATATGGTTTTGGTGGCGGTGGAGTAACACCATCTGCAATGCCTACCGATTGGAGTTTTTAAGGGGTAATCATGGCAGACATTGTTCAGTCACTATTTGGCCTTACGCCAGAAGCCTATCGTCAGCAACAGATGAATGAAGCTGATCGCATGGCTCTTGGCTATGCACAGCTTACTCCTCAACAGCGAGCCTCTTTCGGTATGGCTCGGGCTGGCTATCAGTTGGGCGGAGTGCTTGGAAGTGCTCTTGGCGCACAAGACCCTGCGCTGCAACTGATCTCTAACCGTCAAGCCATTGCTCGGCAAATTGATCCGACAAACATTGAGTCAATGACTGCTGGTATACAGGCTCTTAACCAAGCTGGCGACACTGTTGGCGCAATGCAGTTGACTCAGGTGTTGAGACAGATGCAAAGCGAAATGGCACAGCGCACTCAACGTGAAGCCGCTGCTCAAGCATCTCTTGCTGCTGCTAGGGCGTCTGAAGCCGAGGCCATAAGAAAAGGCACAACAGATGCAGAACTAAAAGCTAAGCGTAGAGCAGAACTCGCGAGATTGATGTCTCGTGCCGGAGAGTTGAGCGCAGAAGATATCCAAGCGTTGCAAGTTGAGAATCGCGCTTTGATGAGCAAAGAAGAGCTTGAGGCTGAAGAAGCGGCTCGACAGACTCGTGCATTTACAGGAGGAGTGCCTGCTCAACCTGCAATGGCACAACCAATGGCTGCACAACCCGCCGCCCCTGCTGCTGAACCTGCCGCAGCACAGCCTGCCGCAGCACAACCCGCAGCACCAACAACTGATATACAAGGCCAACTGCAACAAAAACTTCGAGAACTTGAGTTTGCAAAAAGGTTTCCTAAATCTGTAGACGCGCAGGCAACAGTAGCGCGATTAAATCTGGAAATTCAGGATTTGCAACTACGCGGCAGACAAGTTTCAGAAACACAAAAACTGCGAGAGAAAGCAGAACAGGATGCGCTTGCACAAAATCTTGCTCCTGGAACGCCTGAATTTACTGCCTCTGTCAATAGGTTCATTGCTGCTGGTGCGCCAGAAGCCCTCAGAGCGGAAAGGCAGAACAATCAATATCGTTCATGGCTTGATCAAAACAGAGATGTACTGCAAGCTCCTGCTGCAAACCTACCTCTTGAAGATCAACTTGCTGCTCGTCAAGCTGCTCTTGTGCGAGTCTCTGAACAGGCCGCCTCAGGATCTACTCTTGCAAAGAGAGATGAAGATTTAATTAAATCAGAGATCAACGTATTGCGTGATCGTCTCAAAGAACTGAACAAACCATTTGAGGCTGAGAAAGAGGCAGAAAGATTTGCCCGCAGAAGGTTCAATAAGCCTTATAGAGATCTTACGCAAGCACAAATGGCCGTTGTTGATGCAATGGTTTCTGAAGAAACTAGTAAAAAGACACCAAAAATC